GATAACTGCAAAAATGCCGACTCTGTATATTATGTAAAGTAAAAAGATAAATAAAATCAATAGGCCCCGCCGCATGGGCCACCCGCCCCCCCGCGTACATGTATATGCAATACCGCGAGAAAATTTGTATTTTTAAACCGCATGCATGTTATGTGCACACATACAAAAAAAAAATGAACGAACCACTCATCTGGATTCGCTCATTCTATATATTCATGAGTATTCGCTTATTCTTCCAAGTTCGCTCATTCTATATAGAGGGGGGGTATGCACCCCACGTACCTATAAGTACTTATTATAGGGGTAAATTCACGATTTGTCAAGTCTTTTTTTATTTTTTTTTTAATTGCTCTGTTTTTGAAATATAACCCGTTGAAATTATTAACAGATTCGACACGATGTAACTTTTACGCCGATAGTGTAATTTTATTGTTTTCCTACCTAACATGCACAAAACTTACATCGTGCTTATTTACCCAATGTTTTCAAGTACTTAATTTTCTATTTTTATTTTTTTCTATTTTTTTAAAAAAAAGACTTGACAAATCCGTATTTTGACCCTATAATAGATAAGTAAGGGAAGGATTAAGCGAATACTTGTCGCGTTACGGTAAGCGGAATAATATCCACTTCCTCATCATACTCATAGATATAAACAGAGAAGTTACGGATATTCACCCGCACCTTATCTTCCCCTTTTTTCATACATACTTTGTAAATTTGAAAGCAATGCTATGAGCGTACCAGCCAAGAAGCGCGAACTTACCGAAAAACAGAAAATTTTTCTTGATAACCTATGCATAAACGGTGGAGATGTACTCAATGCGATTGAAGTTGCAGGGTACTCTTCAAAGTCTCGTGGTTGGTTGGTACGTTCCCTTAAAAATGAAATTATTGAATATTCACGAAACCATCTTGTAAGCTCCTCCGTTAAAGCGGTTACGCGCATTACTGAGGCGCTTGATCACGATGGCACACTTCCATCTTCGCAAATGGACACACGCCTAAAGGCTGCTGGTGATATCCTTGATAGGATCGGTATTTCTAAGAAGCAGGAAATCGAACATACAGGTGAAATTGTACACGGCATCGTTTTCCTTCCT